TCTTCAAAACCCAATCTTCGCCAGATCTCGTATTCTACTGCACAGTGAAATTCATTCTGAGATTTGTCATACTTTGATATATCCAGCTCCAAGACATCCATCGGTACGTGACTGTCGAGATCTCCAAAGAAATCTTCAATCTGTGCCGGTGTCTTTCTAGTAAAAAACAAAAATCTGCTTGAATCAACACTGTCCAGTAATTGCCTAGTGAGCTCACTAAACAATGGGCCAAAAATTGCGTTGATCTTTTTTGAATGGTACACAATCGTCTGCAAAGCTGGGTACTCCGTTTGGATCGAAGTGTCCAGTTTCTGCTTAGGTTGTGCTTTGATCATGTGTCTGTACTGATCAACTGCTGGCAAGTCCACAAAATCAAAATCTGCGAGCTGACCTATTGTTGCCTGTTCCTGCTTTTCCAACCATCTATTAAGAGACTCTCTACTGAACAAAGAAACATTTTTATTTGGTTTTCTTTTTTCTTTAAGCAAATAACTATCGAAAAACTTATCTACAACTAAAGATGCAGTATTCTCAATATCAATGATGCCAGATAACTCGGGTGCGTTAAAGTTCCTTTTAATCATCGCCACCAAATTTTCCAATAGTCCAGTCTGGCGTGGCATTTCTGCCGCCGTTCGTACCATTGGTATTAGTGGTTTGATCTGATCCTTAGGCGCAGCAACAGACTTAGACATATCCAATATGCAATCTTTGACATTCAATGAGATGTCAGTCAACCTCATGGTAACAGCATCAAAATTATTCATCATGGTGCTGTTGCCTGGGAGACACTTGTCATAGTAAAACTGCATATCAGAAATGTCGCCAGTCTTCGGCGCTGCCACAAAAAGATTAGAACCTTTAAACACCGAGTCAATCTGTAATTGCTATTGTGTGCCTGCATCGACCTTATACATATCTAACAAGTACGAGCTAAGTTTCTCTAGATCTCTAATAATACTAACTAAAGGATCCATAACAACAGTGTAGTACTTGAGCGAACAGGTGTGCCTCGACAATGCAACCAAAACATGTGGGCTGTCTCCTGCAATGATGGAAACTGGTGTAGGGGTTAACCTGACTAGTGAAACATCAGAGTACGTCTCGCCTTGCACTTCATGCACAGTGTGAACATCTGAATACCCTCTTGAAAGCAGAGCTTCTTTATCCGATTGGGTAAAAGTCAAGATCTTACCATGCAAAGGTTTCGAGATCGGATTGATCACGGCAGCTCCGCCAACCATCTCCTGCGAAACAGACTTTTTAACCGAAGAAGTACTCATGACAAAGCCCTCATATCTCCTGTTCAGATAATGTGTGACATCGGCTGGACAACGGAGAGTAGTTCTGCGTGTCTCAACCTCGTCAACTTCCAATTTGGCAAAATGGGCGGGGTACGGGAATCCTGAAACTCTGTTGATGTATGGAATCTGCTGTGTGTCTCCGTAAACATATGCAATTTCGCACAATGACATCGCCACAAGAAAATTAACACAACCAGTATGCAACATCAATCCTTCATCAA